CAATTCTTCATATTCTTTTTGATGATGGCAATGCACAACATATTTCCCCTTAAATCCTTTAAACGCTTTCCTGCATGCTGCCGCCTCTTTTTTAATGCTTTTTAGTTTCATAAATCCTCCTTTTTAAATTCCATTAGATTCGACAGGCATATTTTCAGCCTGATTTTTCTTCTTTCTACCACCTCTTGCACCATAATATCTCGCTGAATAACAGGTAAGTATTTTCATAATATCCTCTGCTAGTTCTTCTTCATATTTCTTCTCTTTGGTTTCCATTATTTCTACTTCAATTTCAAGATTCGTAAAGATTGCAGAAAGATATTCATAACCAAATCGAGCAAGTCTGTCTTTGTATTCAATCAACACTCGTTCAACCTTACCTTCAAAGCACATCTTGATTAACTTGTGTATACCGTTCCGCTTTTCATTTATCCCACTGGCAATCTCGTCAATCAAAACATACTTGTAATCTTTAGCTTCTGCGTGTTTCCGTAACCTGTCTTTCTGCCGTTCAAGATTCTCTTTCTGTTTTGCCGTTGAACATCTTGCGTAAATCACAGTCAACTTTTCTTGCTTCTCTTTCTCGACCCCCATGTAAGCATCTAAATCTTCTTGGCGAAAACGCCTATGCTCACCAGTAGTTTTGAAAGATTTTATCTTCCCGTTGTTGGCAAGCGTCTTGAGAGTGTTTATTGACACCCCAAGATAATCGCTTGCTTCTGTGATTTTATAGATTTTCATACTTCATTGCCCCAAACATCCCAACCTTCAGTCTTTTGTCGGGCAAATAACTCTATTCGTGGTAAATCACCGAGTAACTCAATAATTCTTTTTTTTGCTTCATCAGGTTTTTTACTGTGTCCTTCAATCGGAGTGTCTATCACGGAATGGATACCAGCATTGATTCTTTTTGGCTTTCCTTTAGTGGCAATCAGACACAATTCAGCATTTGCTCTCGTCCACCTCCCCATTCCCCAAAACCAGCTACTGCTTTTTTTGTTTCTTTTAACCCAAGTAAAAGCAACTGTTTTATACGAAAAGCCCCATTTCTCTATAAGCTCCCAACACTCGTTTAGTTTTGGCATAGTGACCCACAAGAAAAGAACGCAGTCTTTATCTGCTATATCTGAAACAGGCAAGTTATCTATCCAATCTTTTCCCTGCACTTGATACTTACAGCCCGCTCCTCGATTACCAGCCAACGCTTTATCCCTGTAACTCCACGGTGGGTCAGCATAAATAATCTGATACTTCTTATTTGGAAATGGTATTTGTTCCATCTTTTAACTCCTTAACTAATTTCTCGTTTGCATCCACAATCTTCTGCATATCCTCAACGGATATTTCTTTTTCCAAAGGCTCGAAGAAATAGACCTTCTCGTCCTTTGTCTGAAAATACTCTTTCGTTACTTTGATGACTTTCATTTTTCACTCCTTAAATATACACTATTTCTGGTTAAAAAGCAAATGATTTTAACCGATTTCTTTTGATTTTGTCGGATTTCCACAAGCAGTTAAAACCTCCTTTGGCTATGCCTTTATTACTCTAAAATATATTACTCCTATCCCACGGACAATTCTTTTCTTTACAGATTATCTTGTGCGCCTTTAATATTTTTTTCTTGTATTCCACCCATGCGGGGGCTGCGATTTTCTTGTATTCCGCCCATGCGGTGTCTGCGATTTTCTTGTATTCCGCCCATGCGGGGGCTGTAATTTTCTTGTATTCCGCCAATGCGGTGCCTGTGATTTTATTGTATTCCGCCCATGCGGGGTCTGTGATTTTCTTGTATTCCGCCCATGCGGTGTCTGCGATTTTCTTGTATTCCGCCCATGCGGGGTCTGCGATTTTATTGAATTCCGCCAATGCGGGGTCTGTGATTTTCTTGTATTCCGCCCATGCGGGGTCTGCGATTTTCTTGTGTTCCGCCAATGCGGGGGCTTTGATTTTCTTGTATTCCGCCAATGCGGGGGCTGTGATGGGTCTAAATAACCGCAACCTTAATGCTTGCTCGCCTTTATCTTTATCGGATAAAATATAAGCAATTCTGTTTTCTGCTGGCTCGGTCAATTCTTCATATTCTTTTTGATGATGGCAAT